AAGTTTGTTACCAAATGGTGTCAACTCTGGTCTTGAGCGTAAGTCGCTAAATGTCTGGAATGTACTATCCAAAACTGTTTGTGTTGGATAACCAAATTTGACCGCAGTTGCAGCAATTGTGTTTTTGGTATAGGCATCCAATTCATCAAAGAAATTTCCAAACACTTTAGATGTTCCCGCAAGGAAATTGTCTCTTTCCAAAGACCAGAACTGTTGTGCCGATGTAAATGTTCTATCACCAATTTTAATTGCAGTATTTGAATCTGCACTTTGAAGTTCCGAATTTATATAATTAAGTTTTTCAATAGGATTGGTACCACGTGTTGAACTCCTTACTTGAAAATCAGTCATTGAATCTTGGATGCGCACCGATGATAGTTGAGAATTGAGCGCAGAAAGCGTTGCGTCATAGGCAGTAATTTCGTCTTGATTATCACTTATAGAAGCCGTGGCGCGAGCAGTATTTACATTGGCTATCGCTGATTCCAAAACAGCTTTTGTTCCATCATACTGCGCTTTTTTCACATTGTTGCTTAAAATCGTATCGTTGTATGTTTTTACTTTGCCTTCCGCCGCAGTAATATCTGTTTGAATTTCGAGACGCAAGTCTGGGTCATCAATGTTTTGCAATTGATTACGCAACGTATCCAAGTATTGAGATTCATTTATTTTTCCTCCCGACAAATCACCAAGCGTAGTGGCATATTTGGTTCGATATTTATTAAAACGATTCAACTTCTTTGTGTCAGTGATAGATTTTTCTAACGTAGTAATATAATCGGCATCAGAAATAGAAGACTTCTTCTCTTCATCCAATTGAGCTTCCCGCAGCGCAACCTGCGCGTCATACGAAAGTCCATTCGCAATAGCACGTTGAAACTCCGCTTCTTTGCGGGCACGTTCTGTTTTGCGAATAGCAACAACAACATCAATAGAGTTGCTCACTACGTTTCCCAAATCTACCGAAAATTTTTGTTGTATTTCTTTAGCCATATTATTTCTTTGGTGCTACTGCTACGCCACCCTTTCTGGCTGCCATTCCCGCTATCGCTCCTTTCGCAGACATCGGTGAAGCGACCCCCGCTGCTGGCGGTGCGCCCGCTGCGGTATCTTCATCGTTTGTCATTGGTGGTGGTTGTCCATTGATTCCTCCCATTCCCGCTCCTGTCACTGCTCCTCCCGTAGCTTGGTTCATCGAAGCAATGCGCTCGGCAAGAATCTGGTGCAAGAGACCAGGTTGTTTGGCAATTTCAGTTGCAAGAATTTCATCCTGCAATTCTTCTTTCATCAATTTCTGTTCTTCGCTAGGGTTGTTGATACCAACATTATGTTGTGTAGTTGTCAATGACTGTACCTTCGCTTGGAACTTGGAGATTTCATCTACGACACTTCTCAAAAGCACCGAACTTACAAACACATCGGTCTTATAAAATCCATCAATAAGAATGTTTGCTTTAGGAATATGTCGTTCTGCGTGAAATAGAATTGATTTGTTGAGTTCTTTAATTGCGCGAATCCACCACTCTTTTCTAAGAGACACCTTGTTGTTGACTCCTTGCATCACCACAGAAAGCGCGCGACCCGTCGCCTGCAACACTTGGTTGCCTGGATAGAGCACTTGGTTCAACCCAGAGAGCGCGATGATGTCATTCTTTCGGTCATTCAAATAATTCTCAAGAGGGAATGTTTGCCCAGATTTCGGCATCGCTTGAATATCACCATCATCTCCCACTTGGTAAATAACAATTTGACCAGACCGTACTTCGGTAAGGTTGTCAAGGTTCTTTCCCCAATAGGCAGGCTTGGCAATTTCTTTAATTATATCTGCCAAGTCCGATGCCCGTTCGTTATATTCTTGCTGTGGGTCAAGCTCGTGCTCGATGTCCGACGTTCCCTTCGGCTCTCCTGGTAAATGTATGTTGGGGACATATTGAAGCGGCACGAAACCAAAATCGTGCTTCACATAATGAATCGGCTTGTTATCGTTGTTGAACATCAACAGATATTCTGTCTCCGTCCATAGTTCCTTAATCGTAATCATAGGAACCTCCGATGTCTGTGTGGTACTAGGATTTTCTGCATCAAAATCTGCTTGAACGTTAAAGTTCTTATCTTTGAGTTCTTCTTTGAAAAGTCGCTTCGCTGATTCAACAGAGATTCTGTACTTCTTGATAAATCCATCCATCTCGGAAAAATTTTCGTCCTTCCACAATACCTGGATATGTTCTGGCTTCTCGATGTTCCAATATCTGATACGGTCAAATACTTTTGTGCCGTCTTCTTTTGTTTTGAAAGTTGGAATCGCGCCAAAAATAAACGCATCTCCCGTTATAGAACTGGTGCGCACAGCGCGTTGAAACACCAACGCAAGCGCGTTGTCTTCGTGAATCGCATCTAAAAGTTTAGTTCTTCCTTCCGCAAGACCTCTTTCTACGGGGTCAGTAACATTTCTCGGAGGACAAGAAATTTGTGGCGGCTCATTCGTCAAGAACGCCGTCATATTTTCTACGATGGTGAAACAATAATTGTAGGTGCGCATCGTGCCACCGCCTTCTTTGCGGAAACTCCACTGTTTTCCTTTATAAAAATCTCGAAGCGTTTGATAACCAGAATAAACTCCATCACCATACACGCGACGAGTCCAGTCGAGACGAATCGTTCCTTCAAGCGCCGTAATCTCTTTCCCCAACTCAACGGCGCGAGTATTTGTTTCGCCTACTGAAAATGTGTCCTTAAAAATTGAGAGTAAGCCCATAGTATTTTTTATTTATGTAAAATTGTTTGATGTGTTTGGCGACCATTTTGTGAAATTGATGCGTTATACCCTGCTAATGGATTGAACATCACTCTCTTTGTCTCTACTTTCGGCATCTTTTTAAGGATGTAGGAGACCCCCATCACCAACGCCATCACATAATCTGTCTCCAACTTCTTATCCTCGATGTGATATGAACCAAGTTGTTCGTTCAAATCATCAATGTAGTAAGAGCGGAGGATACCGTAGTCGGGATTTTTTTCAAGAATCGCGCCGTCAACATCTGATTCTATAAAATCTCTACCCTTTGACATCGCACCTTTGACAATCACCAGTGCTTCGTCTTTGTCTATATCAAATCCTCGCGGCTTAAGGTTCACTAAAAGTTTTTTAATGACTACGCCGCCAAGCGCTTCTGCGTCCATCACGAAAATTGGAAAATGTGCAGTAACTCCATCTTCATCATACCACGTATATTGCTCATACAGTGTGCGTAACAAAGAGAACTGCATCTGTGGTGAACCACCCTGTATCTCTTCGTGATTCACTATATCTATTTTACCATCAATGTGAAAGTTCGTATAGTCTAACATCATAAATACCGACTTATCACCTGTATCAGCCATCCCCCAGTCCGCTACTAAGAGATATTTTCCATTCTTACGACCATCTCTTTTGTTTGGAAGTTTCCAAAGGTTCTCAATTTCACTCGCATCGAAGAACCGCTTGCCAGAAGTGATGAACTCGCCATTTACAACCTGCCTATATCGTTTCTTATCAGTGGCTAAAAGAGTAGCTTTGGCGCGCTCGCGCTGTTCCTTTGAGATAAATTGATTATCATCCATACCCATACCTGTCAACGCCCACCACCCTTCGATACCCTTCATCCCCATACGAACTATATGCAGATAGAACTGATGACTTGGGCTATCCACTTCTGGTGTGGCAATAAGGTCGAGGCAACAGCCATACTTGATGAGACGAGAAAGAATCTTGGCGCCCAACTCTTCCTTCAAGTGAAGTGACTGCGAGCATTCGTCGTAGGAAATATAACCAAACTGCGCTCCAGCCAGTGATGACGCCTGGTCTTGCCCCGTTGGAACCGAGTAGGCAACACTTTTATTCGAGAATCGAATTTCTCCCAGGTTCACATTGTCTCCAACAATGAAATCCCGCATCAACGGATGCAGGGCGTTGAGTCGTTTCTTCCCTTCTTCATCTATAATAAACTGCCCACTCAAAATATCTTTGATATGTGAATAACACGCCTTTGTCTGGCGGGAGTGCGGGGAGATATTAAGAGTCGCGTAGTGCGCCTGGTTGATGAGTTTTTCATCCAACTCCATCCCAATCTTATATTTATTAAACCAAATATGTTTGATAGCGATACCCACTGTCTTCCCCGACTGGTTACCAATCGCAGAAATGTTGGAGCCAAAAATAAATCCACCAATATCATCTATCTTGTCTTGGAACTTCTCCATCCACAGGGAACGCGGCGTCGTTGTCCGTGAGAGCCACTTCTTTTGGTAGGCATTCAATGGGACGCCGAGCATCTGTTCAGAAAAGAAAATAATATCGTCCCTTCCTCTGCGTTCAGCTTCAATCATCTCAATGAACCGCTGCTTCATCTCCGCGGTCATTGTGGACACCATAAAATCTTTTACTACATCATTGTTGGGCATTTGTTGATGGGGGATACGCTGACTTTAATAATTTGAGTTCATCATCGGTCATCTTTCCCGACGATGCTTTCGTCAAAAGAGACATCAAAAATCCTGCGGTGTTACGTTTTTCCTCTGACGCTTTCAACATCAGTGCCGCCTTGCCGTGTACCAACTTGGTAATGTGACCAAATACATTCACGATGTAGTTGCGTCGCTTGATAAGAGTCTCATCATCGTAGATTTCTTCTAACTCCTGGTCATCGCGAAGCATCTGGGAGGCATCGTTGAGTAGTTCGCCGCCTAGAGTCCGAACTCCTGCTTCT